GTAGATTCGTTCGTGGATGGGCTGGAGGAGGCGGGGTTCCCGGTGAGCAAGGGAGGCATGGTGTGAGCGACGACAGCGAAGTCGAGAGCGGGTCGGCGCAGTGGGGCGATTGGGCCGAGGTGCCGCCACGCGTGAAGATCGAACCCCTGACGCCGATGACGACCTACGAGTACCGGATCCGCTACCGTGAACCGGAGCCGTGGAATCCGACGCTATGGCAGCGGTTCGACCTGTGGTGGTGGACCGTCCGGCAGAAGATCGCAACGTGGATCGCCCGGTGAGCCGTCACGGGGCCGCATAACAGGAGGGGAGAGCATGGCGATCGAGGAAGATTGGCCGGCAGTGACGATCGACGACGCCTTCATCACGATGCACGGTGTCACGCCGGACGGTGGCGACCATCTGATCCCGCGCGGTCTGGGCGGTCCGCTATTCATCGCCCTCGCCCGTGAACGAGGCGACGAGGAGCGGTGGGCGATCGTGGAGGATCCGTTCGCACACGATTCGATAGTACGCGGAGCCTACCTCGTCTATGCGACCGGCAACCCCGAGGAGATCATGGAGCAAGTCCGAAAGAACAACGCTCGCGCCGTCAAGATCCTCGTTCCCACCCGACAGGAGGCGACAGGTGGAGAGTGAGCGCCCATCGTGGGCCGTGCTCGCGAAAGTCGATCGGGCGCTAGAACGGTATTGGCGAGCAGCGGCCGAAGCCGAGTTGCGACGTGACGCGAGAGAGCTTGATGCCGCGTTCCTGTCGAAGCGCCCGCCCGCCGACCCCGGAGAGCGAGGAGAGCATGGAGGGTGAGGCGTGGCTGAACGAGCCCCACGGCCTTGACCGTGAGAGAGTATCATGCATATTGCAATACATGGCCGAGCGAGCCCCGAGACCGTGCAGCAAGCCGGGCTGTGCCGCATACCAGGTGGTGGGCGGCTACTGTGACGAGCATAGGCACCATCAACGCAGGCTGTATGACGAGCGGCGTGGCTCATGGAGGGAGAGAGGGTACGACTATCGGTGGGATAAGGTCCGCAATCGTTACATCCGTAGAGAGCCGATGTGCGAATACTGCGGCGATGCGCCAGCGACGGAAGTAGACCACGTTGTGCCCATCAAAGAGGGCGGCGCCATGTACGATCCCGAGAACCTGAAATCAAGTTGTCACCCGTGACATATGCAGAAGCACGCACGGTGATACGGCTCAACGCCTGGAGACCGTGCCTGCACTGCGGCGCCGTGTTCCTATGGAGGCGGCGCTTCCCCAACCAGAAGTTCTGCGGCGAGAAGTGTTCGTCTGAACGACTCGACGGCCAGTGGCGAGAATGCGAGGGCTGCGGTGCCAGCTACCAAGCTGCGGCACAGCGGGTTCGCAAAGGAGAGGGGTTACGGTTCTGCAGCCGCTCCTGCGCGTTCGATAGCCCGGAGCTTTGGAATGCGGAAAGTATGTTCACTGGCGCCCGACGTAGGCGGGATGTCTACCGGAGCACACTGACCATCCTCAGGCGGCTCACACGCTGCACTGTATGTGAAGGATGGATGGACGGCGCCAACGGCAAGCTGTACTGCTCCGATGGGTGCAAAGCGCAGGCGACGAACGAACAGAGCAGGATGCTATACCACAGCCGGTGGGTTGCCCCACCGCCATCGACATGCAGTGAGTGCGGCGACGATTTCCAGCGCCAATCACCGGAGGACTTACGAAAAGTCTACTGTTCGGCTGCCTGTCGTCGCCGGTCCGAAAACAGAAAGAACTATAACCGGCGGCGCGCCAGGCGCATCAAGGTTAGGCACGGCGAGACCATTAGCCTGCGCTATGTATTCCTACGTGACGGCAAGCGGTGCCAGATATGTGGCGATCGAACGTGGATGTACAAGCGACAGGAAGACCGGGAGCGCAAGCCACAACAGGCGACGCGGTAGCCACGCCCGATCCAACGTGCAGTTGGCGTGTAGGGCGTGTAACGTCGCCAAAAACAGCGGCTCCGTGGGTTCGCAACTGATCGCGATAGGATGAGTACGCAGACCCCCCTACCCGGCTATCTCTGTGGGTTAGATCGTCTGTGCCGCCCGGGGGCTCAGCACAAGTGCCGTCAAAATGTCGACCGGGGTTCGCGTGCGCGGGGCCGGAGGCTGATCGGTGGCTAAGAGCACTGGCAGGCCCCGGAAGCCGGACCACCTGAAGGTCGTCGAGGGTACGGATCGCCCGGATCGGATCAACGACGAGCAACCGGTGCCGACGAGCCCGCTCGGCGATCCGCCCGCCCGGCTTCCCGATCTCGCGACGCGTCTCTGGTCGGAGTACGCACCGGGGCTGTGGTGGCTGACCGGGGCCGATCGCAGCGTGTTCGAGCGGTACTGCCGTCATTTCGCAATGTACCTGTGGGCATGCGACGAAGTGGAGAATACCGGGCAGGTGCAGGTAGCGGATTCTGGCTACCAGACGACGAGCGGTGCGATGCAGGCCCTCCACAAGTCCGAAGTGGCCATGGACAAGATCGCGGCGGGCCTCGGGCTGGACCCGGTATCCCGGTCGAAGATCAAGGCGGGCGAAAAGCCGGTGGAGAGCCCGTGGCAGAAGTTCAAGGAGGGCTGACCTGCCCTACGGCCTGACGGGCTACGCGCTGACGGGCTACGAATATGCCCGTGACGTGACCGAGGGCCGGATTGTCGCCGGTAAGTGGGTCAAGCTCGCGTGCCAGCGTCAACTCGACGACCTCGAGCGCTGGCAGACGCAGGGCCCGTACCGATTCGACGTAGCCAAAGCCAACCGTAACCCCGCCTTTCTGGAGCTCCTGCCGCACGTCAAGGGCAAGTGGGCCCGCAACCGCGAAACGCTGACCATGGTGCCGTGGATGTGCTTCATCCACACGGCGGTATACGGCTGGGTCCACCGAGACGGGCCGAAGGCTGGACTTCGGCGGTTCCGCGCGGTCTACGAGGAGATGGCGCGCAAGAACGCGAAGTCGACGCGGTTGGCGGGCAACTGCAACTACCACCTGGCGGCGGACGGCGAAGCTGGCCCGGAAGTCTACTCGGCGGCGACGACACGCGACCAGGCGAAGATCGTGTTTCGGATCGGACAGCAAATGGCCCGGAAGTCGCCCGGCCTGATCCGCGAACTCGGCGTGAACGTCCACGCGCACGCCTTATCGAGCGACGAGGGCGGCACGTTCCAGGCGCTGTCGGCCGACGCGAACACGCTCGACGGGTTGAACCCTTCCTTTGCCGCGATCGACGAACTGCACGCCCACAAGACACGCGGCGTCTACGACGTGCTGGAGTCCGGGCAGGGCTCACGCGACCAGCCGCTGCTATGGGCGATCACGACGGCCGGGTCCGACCGCTCGGGCATCTGCTACGAGGTGCGCGGCTACGTCACGAAGATACTGGACGGCGTGGTCGACGACGAAGAGTTTTTCGGCGTGATCTACACAATCGACGAGGACGATTCGTGGCGCGACGAGGCGTGCTGGCCAAAAGCGAACCCGAACCTCGGCGTCAGCGTCGACCTGGACTACCTGCGCCGCCTGGCGCGTAAGGCGAGCGAGACGCCGGCGGCGCTCGCCAACTTCCTCACGAAGAACCTGTCCGTGTGGGTCAATGCCGACATGGCGTGGATGGACATGGCAAAATGGGCCGATTGCGGGGATTCTGCGCTTGACATGGAGGATTTCGCAACCCATCCTTGTTATATCGGAGTCGACCTTGCAAGTCGCAACGATATAGCGGCGATGGCGCTGCTGTTCGTGCTCGGTGGCGGCGAGTACGCGTTGTTCGGGCGCTACTGGCTACCGGAAGCGGCCGTAGAGGCGTCGGGGAACAGCCAGTATTTCGGCTGGGTCGATACGGGCATCATCACAGAGACGCCCGGCAACACGACCGATTTCGAGTACATCGAGGACGACCTGCGGGACTACTGCAGCCGGTTCAATGTGCGCGAGGTCGCGTATGACCCGTACCAGGCGGCGCAGTTCAGCCAGCGCATGCTGGCCGAGGGGCTACCGATGGTCGAGCTACGGCCGACCGTGCTCAACTTCTCGGAGCCGATGAAGTCGCTGCAGGCGCTCGTGCTCGGCGGGAAGCTGCGGCACGCGAACGACCCGTGCCTGACGTGGCAGGTATCGAACGTGGTGGCGCACCTGGACAACAAGGACAACATCTACCCGCGCAAGGAGCGGCCGGAAAACAAGATCGACGGCGTGGTCGCGGCGATCATGGCGCTGGCACGCGCGATCGTGAGCGGCGGGAAGCGCAGCCCGTACGAGGACCGCGGAATCCTTGTTTTCGGCGATTAGGGGCCGGATCCGGCGCGCGTTACGGGCCGTATCGGGCGCGGCAGGCTTCATCGTCGGGCTGATCGACGACGCACGGAGCGCACACGTCTATACCGGGATAGCGATAGCCTCGGCGGGGCTCTACGGGGCGCTGAACTGGTGGGCCAGCGCGATATTCGCTGGGCTAACCCTCATATGGCTGGGGACGCGCACATGGGCATGATCGCACGGCTACGCGAGGTGGAAACGCGCGGATACGCGCAACAGATATTCCCTACCGGCTTCGCCGCGGTCCCTACGGCGAGCGGCGTCAGGGTTTCCCAGGATAACGCGATCACCAGTGCGGCCGTGTTCCAGGCGATCACCGCGATCACCGGCACGGTAGGATCGCTCCCCCTCAAAGTCTACCAGCGCACCGACGACGGACGGCGCGAGGCGCCCGAACACCCGCTCTACCGCGTACTGCACGATCAGCCCACCGAGAACCTGAGCGCTGTCGAGTGGCGATCCGTCAAGCAGGGCCACCTGCTCACGCGCGGCAACGCGTATTCGGAAATCGTCAGAAACCGTACGGGGCAGGTCGAGGAGCTCATCATCCTGAATCCCGACCACGTGGACATCGCCGTCAGCGCACGCACGGGCCGCCGGCAGTACACGGTACACGTGCCGATGAACGAACGCCGTGAACGCGTGGTGCTTTCGGGCAAAGACGTGTTCCATGTCGCGGGTCTCGGGTTCGACGGGATTTGCGGCTGGCCGGTCATCACGCTGGCGCGCCAGTCGATCGGGCTCGGGCTCGCGATGGAGGAATACGCCGCCGCGTTTTTCGGGAACGGGTCGCAGCCGCGCGGGATCCTGTCGGTGCCCGAGACGCTGCAGGACGAGACGGCCGCTCGGATGAAGAAAAGTTGGGAGCAGGCACACCAGGGGCTGTCCAACGCGCACCGTATCGCCGTGCTCGAGGCGGGCACGACGTGGCAAGCGATCGGACTGACGGCTGAGGACAGCCAATTCCTGCAGTCACGCGAGTTCTCCGTTCGCGAGGTCGCCCGATGGTTCAACATCCCACCGCACAAGCTGCGCGACATGGAGGATGCGACATTCTCCAACATCGAGCAGCAGTCCATCGAGTACTTCACGGACACGATCCAGCCGTGGGTGACGCGTTGGGAGCAAAACGCATCACTTCAGTTGTTGACGCCGGAGGACCGTGCGCGCGGGTTCTACGTCGAGTTCAACGTCGACGGCATGCTGCGCGGCGATTCCGAGAAGCGGTCGCAGTTCTACGACACGATGACGCAGATCGGCGCGATGACGATCAACGAGGTACGCGCGAAAGAGAACATGGACCCGGTACCTGGTGGCGATACGCCGTTTGTCCGGCTCGATACGATCCCGCTCGCGCTCGCTGAACAGTTCGCGCAAGCGAAGATCGACGGTGGTGAGGCCGGGATCCGTATGCTGCCCATTGCACCCAAGAAGCTACCGCGCGCGGAGCGGCGTGCGACCGATCGGCTCGGGGTGGCCGACGAGTTCGGCGACCTGCTCCGTAGCGCGGGGCGCCGCATGGTGCGCCGCGAGGTATCGCGCATCCGGCGCCTGATGAACGACCTGCTTTCTGACGACCTCGACGCGTTCCTCGACGCCGTGGACGTGTTCTATCGGTTCGAGTGGCCGCAGGAAGTCGTCGACATCATGGGGCCGGCGTTACGCGCCTACATCGCGGCGACGGCCCGCGCGTCGGCGTCTGACATCGATACCGATCAGCCCGACATCGAGGAGTTCCGCGAAGCGTACGTCCAGAACTTCTCCGACCGATATTCGGCGAGTTCACGGCTCGATGTACAGCGGACGGCCAGCGAGGGCGGGATCGACGCGCTCACGCAGAAGCTCACGGAATGGGACGAGGGCTACGAGTCGGTCCTGTCGCGCGGTGACCAGACGGCACGTCGCGAGGCCGCGCAAGCGCTGAACGCTACGGCCAAGACCGTGTTCGCCGCTGCCGGCGTCGTCGCGTACCGCTGGGTCACGCGCGGTGACTCGTGCCCGCTGTGCAACGAGATCGCCGGCCGGGTCGTACGCGGGCAGGACCCGTTCGTACCGAGCGGCACGAAAGTCGTCGGGGAGGACGGCCGCACGATCACCACCTCGAACACCGTGGGGCACCCGCCCCTGCACGACGGCTGCGACTGCTACGTCGCGCCCGTGATTGGAGGATCATGATGGACCGCAAGCCCGAACGCCGAAGCTGGACACCGCTGGTCGAGCACCGAACCGACGAAGGGAAGGACCAGGTCATCTTCAAGGGCCACCCGATCGTCTACGACCAGCTATCGGAGATTATGTATACGCCGGATGGCGAGCCGTTCAGGGAACGCGTGAAGCCCGGAGCATGGGACATGGACACGTCGAGCATGGACGTGGAGGCGCTGGTTGACCACGACTCCAAGATGCTGCTCGCCTCGACGCGTACGGGCCGGATCAAGATCGGCGAGGACGACACGGGCATCGCGGTCGAAATCACGCCGATCATGACGAGCTACGCACGCGACACGGCGTTGCTGGTCGAGGCCGGCGAGAAGAACAAGATGAGTTACGGATTCTACGCGCTCGAGGACTCGTGGGACGACGGCGAGGACGACATACCCGTCCGCACGCTGAACCAGATGGCCGTGTTCGACTTCACGATTACGGGCCGGCCCGCGTATCCCCAGACGGACGTGGGCGTGGAGGCCGGTCGGTCGCTCCGCGAGTGGCGCACGAAGCGCGAGGCGGCCCCACAGGCGTCGACGGAGCCCGAACCGGCCCAAGAGCCGCAGGATCCGGCCGACGGGCCGGAGACGGTGCCACAGGCGGTTTCGCCGACGCTTGAGAAGAAAGTCGAGCTGCTGTGGAGCATGTTCGCGCCGATCTCGACCATAGGGGACGAGACAGAGGACTGATACTTACGCCCACGGGGAGGGCGGATGGACGTACTGGCGATCATACCCGCGCGTGGCGGGTCAAAAGGCATACCGGGTAAGAACCTCGTTCCGCTCGGCGGGAAACCGCTGATCCAGTGGACGATCGAGGCCGCGCAGCGTAGCCGCTGGCTCAAGATGGGTCAGGCCGTCGTCAGTACGGATGATCCTGCGATCCGCAACTTTGCGATCGGCCTCGGTGTGGAGGTCATCGACCGGCCGTCACGCCTCGCCCGCGATAAGTCGCCCATCGACGAGGTAGAGCGCCACGCCATTGAAGTGTGTGGCGCTGACCCGCTAGTTGTCGTGCGCCTACAGCCCACTTCCCCGCTTCGCACGTTCTACGACATCGACGCCGCGCTGGATCTCATGTTCCACGCGCCGGATCGTGCCCGCCGTGTCGTATCCGTGACGCCATGCCGTGAGCATCCGTATCTGATAAAGAACGCAGGATGGAAGGATATTATCCGTGCCGCCGGCCACAATCGCCTGAGTCCACGCCAGGAATATCCGCCCTACTACTGGATCAACGGTGCGATATACGCTCGTGATGCCCGGTGGCCGAGCGACTGGTACGACGAAGGAACGACCCCATACGTCATGCCGCGCGAACGCTCGATCGACATCGACGACTACACGGACCTGAGGATCGCGGAGGCACTTCTTGGGAGCGTATAGCGACGACCTGCTGTTCATCCACATTCCCAAGACGGGCGGCACCGCGGTCAAGGAATGGCTCGCGGAGAACGTGCCCGGGATGGTGCCCGCGACCGACGACGATTCCCCGCTACCGATCGGCCATATACCGCTACGCGATATCCAGCGGTTCACGGGCCGCGAGCCGTCGAGCTGGAAGCGGATCATCGCCGTCGTGCGGAACCCGTACGAACAGCAGCTGTCGCAGTGGATGTTCTGGTCGGATCGCTACCGGCGCGGCCAGCGACACGTCCATGATATCACGGCCGCTCACTACGCCACGCTTGCAGGCTGGCTACAGGATCCGCGCTGTGACTTCCATATCTGGTACGAGAGCGTGTTCGGCGGCCCGAAAGGCAGCAAGTACCGGCTCAACATGGCGCACCGCGATCCGTTCACCAGGTACGAGCAATTCGGTGGCTACTACCGGTACTGGGTCGAGGTCGACGGCGCGATCCCGCAAAACGTGTCGATCCTGAAGCAAGAGGATCTAGCTGAGACGCTGCTGCCCGCCGTGCGCGAGTTCACGATACCCGATCCGCCACCGCTGCACCGCAGTAACCGTGGGCCTCGGCGCGCCGAAACAATTGAATACTACACGCCGCACGCCGCGCGCGTGATAGAGGCGAAGTTCCGCTGGACGTTTGATCGCGGCTACTACGACCGCTGGGACCTGGGGCATAACGACGAGATGCGAGGTGCCGTGTGATCTACTGCTTCGACATCGACGGCGTGATCTGCCACACCGAGGGCACGGACTACTCGAACGCCGAGCCCAACTGGCCGGTTATCGAAAGGATCAGGAAGCTCGTCGAGGATGGCCACGAGATCCGGTACTACACGGGTCGGGGCTGGGGCGACGACGACCGCTGCGCGCAGGACGCACACTGGTCGGTGATCCTGTTCCGCACTCACGAGCAGATCGCTAAGTGGGGACTACCGAACGGCATCGTCCACC